GAGACCAGTATCGGATATACCGAGTTTTAAAGGCCACGGATAGCACTGAGAGCTACGGAGAGGAAGAAGGCATCACCGAGTGTGCTGATAGGTCGTAGGACGGAGATGTGCTTCGCGAGGGAGCGGTTCCACAGTACACGGATGAGGAAGGTGCTGATGAGAAGTGTCAAAAGAAATAACAAAAATTCCCTGAGTGCGTCAGTGCGAGTCTCGGACATGGCCATTTCCTTGATGTGGTTCGTCATTTATTACATGTTAATATTTTTTTCTACACAGACTGTAAGATGAGTGGACTCCCCTTGAGTGGTTCGGAGCCTCGGTACACTAACCGACGATGGTCGAGTAAGACTGGTGTCACGAGTAATAATTGTTACGCATACGCTGTAGGTGACTACGAAGCGTATCGTTGGCAAAAATCCATCCCTGGGGATCGTTCTGGTTTAGCAAATGGAAAACACAACTACACCACGTGTAAAAATTTACCTAAGAGGGTTGTTTCTGATAATCCCAAGAAGGTGTACATTGCCAAGGCTAACGAAAAATGCAAAAAGGGGTACTACAAGGTCATGATGTTTGTTTCACCTGGGAGACCTACAAATTATATTCGACATGGGGATTTTCATTTTTATAAACAACATGGTGTTGTTGAATATAAAATCAAAAGTGGTGACACTGTCAACTCTGTAGCGAACTTCTTTAAAGTTCCTATTTCAAAAATAAAGAAAGCTGGTAAATTTGAATTAGGGAAGCGTATTGTATTTAGGGCTAATGTTTTCAGTCATAAACGTGGGTGGGCGACAGGACCCCTACTGACGGACGCCAAGGGTAAGTTGATAAAGGATCCTCGCAAAGCGTCACGGGATTATACATCCCTAAATTACAAGTTGTACTGCAGTTCATTCTGCGTCAAGAATAGAGGGATCAAAGTCGGCAAGACCCACCCCAAGATCGTTAAGAATACTGTCTAAATCCAATTGATTCTGGACATCGAAGTTAATATCGAATAAATCGAGAATGTCAAATACAGACTCACCCATCAATGACACAGAGTTAGATACTGCTGTGTGATTGTTCTGTATTGACACAACAACCTTAAATTGATTAACATCGAAAATTTTCCGACATACTGGGCACGTATTCTTACCTTTATTTTTCCACCCTTGTAGACAGTGGGAATGAAATATATGTCCGCATCGGATTGGGGGGTTCGATCTCGTTGATCGGACTTCCCCCAGACATATAGAGCATGTTGGCATTCTACAGTAGTGTGTATAAAGTTTTTTCCGTGATTTAGCTCACGTAATTTAGTAAATTTTGGATGTATCAACCATGGGCTTGTTGCAGTTGGTGCATGGGCCCACACCTTGGGTATCCGATCGAATCTTGTCAAAGAGTTCGGGTCCCGACTTCTGGAGAAGTTGCCTGTAGGAGTAGTTGTCTTCGTAAGTGATATTGTTCTGCTTCATAACATAGTTGTTAAACAGTTGGGCTGAGGAGTTAACAGTGAAACACCGTCCGTCCGCCATTCCAAGTCGCTGCGACATATTGTTACTATAAAATTAGAAATTAATTTGCCTATTCGTAATCGTCTGTACCCAAGATTTGAAACCTTTTTCTCTGAGAAGTTTAACGAATGGATCGCATCGGTACCCAAGGTAAATGTCAAAAACATCCGTTTCCTGTGTCCGGGACACCCGGATAGACTCATTTTCGTTGATGTGTTGATTGATAATATTGTAGGCAAATGCAATCTCTTTGAGGGTTTCAGCCCCAGTAATGATAATTTTACCAGTACTGAAAATACTGCAAGTGATTTCTTTCATATCATTCGCGGGTTTGAACTTGATTTTAACAGCGGAATAGCGATCAGGTTCGAATGAAACCTTGAAAATGTCACTATACTCTTCAAACCATTCAGATACTTTCATCAGATTGACGTTGTAATTCAAACTGAAATTGGAGTTGATCATCACGACACGAAATGAGTCGTCTGGGATATGATGTTCAATGTCCAGAAAGGTCTTGAAAATGTAGGTAAGTTGGGTGATGACACGTTTACAGTCAAATATATCACAGCACCCGGCAACTTGAATACTCCCATTTGGAAACACCTTCACAGACTTGGTACTGTAGGTGTCGTGGTAGGTAAGGGTGACCTGGTTGTAGAATGTTGTCGGTTTCAATTTCCATTGAAACCCCCCGTCGTTGTTAGTGCCGCATCGTCTCATTGTATAAGAACCGAGATCCTCAAATATTGCACGAAGTCGTTTGATATCAATCTGCTGCACAAACCGTGAAATCATGGTGATAGTTGTAATCTTGATCCACGACGGCTTGAGTTCTGCGGGTAGAGCTTCACGGAAATCATCGAGCGTCAATAGGTAGGAAAAGCTGTTATTTGCAATCGATGAATACATTGCTGTGATCCAGTTCGTATATAAGCATACTTATCAACATGATAATCGACTACTTAGGTGTTTAAAGAAGAAATTGGTATTATAAAGAATGGCGACCGCTTTTTTGAAGAGTGCACTTTCTGTTTATGACGTAGAATCTAAGGTGTCTTACGTTGAAATCGTATATGATCGTTACATTAAGAAGGGGAAGTGCTACGAAACCTACGTTGATTACATCTCTACTGAACCCAGTGGTGATTGGCAACAAATCAAGTCCCACAAGAGAACGATCTCTTATGTCAAGTTTTTGGACACGATGGTGAAAAAGACGGTAGAGGTTCAACAAAAGATAGCTGAACTCACACTCGAGAATTTCTTATTGAGTGACTATGAGACCAATACCTACGTCCGTGTCGCGCATTCTAGCAAAATTTTGGATCCTACATTCCAGCCACCGATTATTAATATGAACAGTGCTTGGCAAGTAGATGTTATCAAGAAATTTTGTAAAAAACATCTTCAAGATGTTATTCAAGAGTGTACTGACCTCAGTCGTCTAGAATACTTCTCTAGCGTCCTGAATATAATACAATCAGGAGTATGAATAGTAAAATGAGGAAAACCCCAAAATAAGGCGTTCGCTTTTGTTTAGCAACCCCAACCTTCACTGTTTTCTTTTTTGATGGGCATGTGAATCCCGTATCTATATTTCTTTTGGGGTGCAGGGTACCCTCACCAATAGTGGGTTTAATTTGCTCTCCACATAGTCCGAAATCACAAAATACACTTTTTTGGTCTTCAGTGATCGGGCTACATACACCAGTTTTTAACTCTGAAAATTCTTCAAAATCACCAGTCTGTCTCACACCCCCTGGAAGGGAGAAACCGTGTGTGACAAACGGGTTCACCTTATTGATCGCATCTTCATCGTTGAGCATATGGGAACTCATAATTAATATTAGTTCAGATTATATTTTTTACTCTTCATTTTAGTTCGATGTTCACACCACATCTGATCCAAATCTACATTTAGCATGTGGGCTAACTGAAAAAGATAACTAAATACATCCCCCATTTCCATCATCACATCTGTACCCCTCTCCTTCTTCAAGTTCATCTTTTTGAAGGTTCTCTTATATTGACGAATAGCTGAGGCCAATTCACCAAACTCCTCAGTGAGAAGAAGCCATACTGTATCCACGTTTGCTCGATCCCACCCTTTCTGTTTACATACCTTCTCAGTCTCAGTTTTGTAGTAGTTCAGGCTCATACTTATACTACAAGGGTTTCGTAACTTTATACTAGTTGATACCTATTTTGTTATTTGGACCAAGTTTATTACCAACGGTACTGGTATTTACAGCCCTATCCATAATTGTACGAGTTGTATCAATTTCCTTCGTGTACGCCATATATTGAGAGACACCGGTCTGGATCTGCTTCAGGGCCGTCTCAATCACGCGCTCGTTCATGTACTTAACCTGCTTTTTGACTTGGACGCTATGGTCACCCGAGTTGTTAATGAAAACGACCCGCATGATACTGTACAAATCATCGGGGTTCTGGTAGTCGATGGCGATACCACTTCGATTCTTAAAGGCCTGGCGAATTCCACGCTGAAGAAGATCGATGTTAAACTCTGAAAAAAAGAGGGAGTTCAGCGGAGTCTTAGTCTGTTTCATAGAATTGAGATGAAGATTGTCACCCATTTAATATACTCGCCGAAAAAAATTATATGTAAATAGTAAATGCTGAACACTACTGAGTTCTCTGACTTCGATCAAGCGTATGCCCAGCACCCCACTTTAGGTAAGGAGGCCGAGATTAGCTGTAAATCCCCAGAATGTTTCGTGGGATCTTATGCCCCAGTTGCCAAGGCTGGTGAGACTGGGCCCTTCTTCGTGAACACGTACCTTCTTCAACCCAACCGTAAGCTCGAAGTGGCCGGGTCGGTCTCTGTCCGGAGTAGGGATCTTGGTAAAGATCTGAAATGTAATAAGTAAGTTAAAAATAAAAATTTAACAGTATGTATATGAAAGTAATTAAACGCTCAGGTCGTATTGAGGATATGAAATTTGACAATGTCACCAATAGGATCAAGAATTTAACCAATGAACTCTCTAACAATTGCGATTCATCTAAGGTAGCCCAACAGGTTTTTTCGTCCATGTATGATAACATTACCACCCAAGAAATCGACATACTTTCAGCTGAAATCTGTGTCGGTATGATCACCTCCGACCCAGATTATGAAGTCCTGGCTACACGTATCATTGCCAGTAACATTCAAAAGGTATGCCCCAACAATTTCCATCTCGCCATGAGGAAGCTCCATAAAGCTGGTGTTATCACAGACGAGGTTGTGGAAGTTGCCCAGCAGGTAAAAGATATACTTAAACCCGACCGAGACTTTGATTTCGGTTATTTTGGGCTGAAAACCTTAGAAAAGAGTTATTTACAAAGGGTTGAGGGTAAACTCGTTGAAACCCCCCAATACCTGTTTATGAGGGTTTCTATCGGTATTCACGGTAAAGATATCCCATCGGTTATGGATACCTATGACAAAATGTCACAAGGGTTTTTCATCCACGCCACACCAACACTTTTCAATGCTGGTACACCCCGCCCCCAAATGTCCTCTTGTTTCCTGATCGCCAACAAGGAAGATTCCATCGATGGTATTTACGGTACCCTAACGGAGTGTGCACAAATCAGTAAATGGGCGGGTGGTATCGGTATGCACGTCCACAACGTTCGTTCAAACAAGTCTCGTATCAGGGGTACAAACGGTCAGTCGGATGGTATCATTCCAATGCTGAGGGTTTTCAATGCCACAGCTCGTTATGTAAACCAGGCTGGTCGTCGCAAGGGGTCTATCGCCGTGTATATTGAGCCTTGGCACGCAGACATTTTGGATTTTCTCGAAATTCGTCTTAACCAAGGTGACGAGGAAGCGCGCTGCAGGGATCTCTTTTCGGGTCTCTGGATCCCCGATTTATTCATGAAGAGGGTTGAGGAGGGTGGGGATTGGTCCCTATTCTGCCCAGATAGGGCCCCTGGTCTATCCGATTGTTACGGTGAAGAGTTTGAGAAACTCTACACGGAGTATGAAAAGGATGGTCGGGCCAACGCTACCATTCCCGCGACTGATTTATGGAAGGCCATCCTGAAGAGTCAAACGGAGACTGGGACTCCTTACATGCTCTACAAAGATGCGTGTAACGAAAAGAGTAACCAGAAGAACTTGGGTGTGATTAAGAGTTCTAACCTGTGCACAGAGATCATTGAGTATACGGATAAGGATGAAACCTCGGTGTGTAACCTGGCTTCAATCGCCCTCCCAAAGTATGTAAATAGGGAGGCAAAGACATTCGACTTTGACAAACTACACGAAGTGACAAAAATTGTGACCAAAAACCTGAATCGAGTTATCGATCGAAACTTCTACCCAGTGGAGACAGCCAAGCGCTCCAATATGAGACATCGCCCGATCGGTCTCGGTGTCCAAGGTCTCGCGGATGTGTTTATTTTGTGTGGTCTCGCATTCGATTCCGAAGAGGCGCGTTTACTAAACGCCCAAATCTTCGAGACTATGTACCACGCCTCCCTCGAATCGAGTTCTGAACTGGCCCAAGTGGATGGTTCGTATGAAACCTTTGAGGGTTCACCCGCGTCCCAAGGTATTCTTC